TATCACGGACTTCCAAGTGAATCAGCAAGTCTTTAAGCCAAACATTTTGTATACCCCAACGGCAGAGTATAGGCGTATCGACATGACAGGGAATATGCCCCTCACAAACATCGACATTAACGTTTATTGGCGAGATAAATTGGGGTCACTTGTTCCTTTTACGCTTGCTTCGGGGTCGACCGCTTCCATTAAGTTTTTGTTTGAAAAGAAAGATAGGAATCAACCCGTCGACCCAAAATTGGTCAGTTAGACATTTAGAAATTATCTTTTATCCAAATAATTTTTATATTTGGTTAATGTATAATGAGCGCCGACTTCAAGACTGTTCTCGTAAAAGATGGGCGTTTAGCAGATATTACGGACCAGTTGTCTTACGCCGTGGTTTCAGGTGCTTCTTCTAACACGTACCAGCAATTCTCGGCGGTATCGACTTCCAGTTCTTCCATGACCTTTAACATTCAAGTACCTAGCGAGAACATCGTGGTATCTCGCGAAGTATTGGTCCAGACTGATATTTTCTTTACCATTAACGTCACGAACGTTCCAAACGCACAACTCGCATTTAACTATGGAGAAACTGACGCATTACAAGCGTTCCCTCTTAACTCACTCTTTACGACCGCATCGGCGCAGATTAACAACACCAACGTGTCTGTGAATCTTCAGGACGTTCTTCCTTCGATTCTTCGTCTGAATAACAACCGTGAATTGTACCGTTATAACGGCATGTGTCCAGTGCTTCCAGACCAAGCCTATAAGCAGTTTGGACAGGGCGTCGGTGGGTCGAACAACCCTCTTGGAGATTGGTCTGACCAGTCCTATGATGGCGACCTCTACCCTCGTGGTGCTTTTCCTTTTCAAGTCTTATCGGTCCTTCACAACATTACGGCGGGTGGTACAAATCAACTGTTAACATCGACCGACGTTCTTGATACTTTCGTGATTGAGTGTAAGGTGACTACCACAGAGCCTCTTCTTGGACTTTCGCCCTTTGTGTATGGTGATGCTTGCTATAACAAACAGGGTCTTGTGGGCATTAACGCCATGTCGTTCGTGATGAATATCGACTCGTCATGTAAGAGATTTTTCTCTACGACTGCGGGTAGCCAGAATGGAAATGACTACACGTATGCGGTTTCTCTCGGAACTGTCGCCCAGCCTAACCCTTTCCAGAATACTCGCATGTTGCTGAACTTCCTCTCGACTCAACCTACCGACCTTATCTCGGCGCGAAACATTGTTCCCTATATGGACCTTCCGCGATACATCTCTCTCCAGTCTTCCACTGGTCCGCTTGCGAGTGGTTTGTCTGCGTCGTTCAACTCACAGAATATCCAGATTAACCAACTTCCAGACTACTTCATTATCTCGGTTCGAAAACCCATGTCGACCCAGACGGTTAAGGACAGTTCTACTTTCTTGAAAATCAACAGCATTAGTGTCAATCTCAATAACACTTCGGGTCTACTGTCTTCCGCACTTCCAGAAGATTTGTGGCGTATATCCGTGAACAACCACTCAACCCAGTCATGGGCGGAGTTTAGCGGTGTCGTTAACAATGCTGACCAAGCCCTTGGAAAAGGTACCGCTATTAATACGACAGGTTCTCTTCTCATTCTCTCACCCGCTTACGATTTGTCGCTTCCAGACTACTTAACGTCTGGTTCGATTGGTCAGTACAACTTCCAGTTCTCAATTAACGTGACAAACATCGATGGCGCACAAGTCACCCCCGAAATCTGTATTATCTGCGTGAACTCGGGGATATTTACGACTGTCGCGGGTTCATCCAACATCTACACTGGTATTCTTACCAAACAGATGGTTCTCGATGCGAAAACAAACGAAGAGAGTGTTGACCCAGTGTCTTCGGTTCAGTATCATCGCCTTGTGGGTGGAAGCATGGTAAATCGTATCGCGACTGCCGCTGCTAAACTTCCCCTTGTGCGGGATTTGATGAGCAAGGTTCGACGTATGACTGGCATGGGAGTCAGTTCGGGTGGTGGAGTCAGTTCGGGTGGAAAACTTGCGAACCTTTGCTATTAAAACTTTCTTGAGACAAATTAATGGGAATCACCCCAACTATAGGAAATGGTTTTTTTATACACTATGAAAGAGAAGGGATTGTAATGAGATGTCGTAAGCGTACACGAAAAGAAGCGGAAACTTGTCTCGAGAAAATGAAAACGGATAGTATAGTAGACTTACCATCTGTTCGGTATTATTTTCAACCTAACCGCATTCTTATCTTACGTAAACCTAATCATACAGACCCAAAATACAAAGAACCTTATCTCAATTAAATACCAATTAAACATATTGGTATTTACATTAAATTAATATATATTCTATATTTATATGGCGAGTCGGAACTACGGAATGGCGTTTGACACCCCTTATAACGAGAAGTTGTTAGGTGTCCTTGAAAAATACGATAGAGAACGAGATACGAATGGCGAACCCATGTATTTCGAAAGTTCAATGGAAGGCGGAGCATTTTTAGGAGCAGATGGACGAGTGGTATCGAGTCGAAATCATCCCCATTTGTCTCACCCACTCATGGGAGCAATGAACCGTGAAATGGCTGGCGGAATGACGGCGCGAGAAGTGTTTGGACGTGTTGGGGACGCACTCGCACCCCCTTACGTTAGACGTATCGGGTATAGCTTGGCGAAAGATTTAGGAAAAGTTGCCTTGGAAGAAGGCAAGAAAGAAGCGACGAAACGTGGAAGAGAATATGTACAAGAACGTATGAGTGGGGGGACTCGTCCACCCGGTACGGTTTCGCCTTTCGTTCACCCACCCGACGGGAGTCATATGGTCGCACCCGGTACGATGGGAACTTACCCCATGTATAACGCGGTCGAGATGCGGTCGATTAATGGTGGATTTTTCGGGCCAGCACTCATGGCGGTTGGACGTATCGCTGGCCCAGCTATCGCGAGCGCCATCGCGACTGCCGCTATTAAAAAGGCGACTGGGGGGAGTGCTGTATGTGCTTCGTGTGAAGGCGCGCAGACTGGCGGAGCAAAGAAACGTGGTCGACCAAAGGGTTCGAAGAAAGGCGGAAGTATTTTAGACGCAAAGTTTTCCGTGAATGATATCAAGAACACGGGTCGTGAGTTGTTGGGTATGGGTATTTTAGATGAAAAGTTCTCTATCAATGATGTCAAGAATACGGGTCGGGAATTACTCGGTCTTGGTGTGAAAAAACGCGGTCGACCAAAGGGTTCTAAAAATGGTGGGAATGTTATCGGTGATGTTGGACGAGCGATAGGAAAAGTTGGAAAGAAGGTTGGAAGTGTTGCGCTTCCTATCGCAAAAGACATCGCGGTCGATGTTGCGAAAAGTGCGATTCAGTCCTACCTTACAGGAAGTACCAAGACGGGAAAAGGCGCTGGTGTAGGTGTGATGAAAAAGATGAAAGGCGCAGGAGTATCTTCGGGTGGGGCGATGGACGGTCGCAAACGTCGAGCGGAAGCGGTCAAAAAGGTAATGAAAGAAAAGGGTATGAAAATGATAGAGGCATCGAAGTATGTAAAACAGCATGGCCTTTACTAAACACATTTTAGAGATATAATTTTATAATGACAATAAAAAATATATTGTTATTATACAATGCCGACGATACCAGATTATAACCAATGGGCAACAGAAGAAGCAGGTTTAACACGTGCGAAACGTCGAGTTATCAAAAATATGGAGAGTGGAATCGTGAAGATGACAGAGAAACCCGCGCGCGACCTTACAAATGGACAGGCTGATGTTATCGCGAATCAACTGATTACTCAATTCGAAGATTTAACCGCATTATTTAGACAAATCGTTGCCTTTTTTGGGTCGGGAGAAGGGGGTGAGATTTATCTGGACCAACCGAGCGATGTAGTTAAAGCGATGAGTGTCGTTATCATGTCAGCGAAATTGGTTGCCCGTATATTTAGGTCAACAAAGGCACTTGTTCCACTGATGCGATATATGGATTTGGGAATCTTAAGTGATTTGAAAGCAGTACAAGAGGAATGTCATCAATCCGCATTAGAAGCGTTTTCTACCATTCGACAGATTACTTTCGACGACAATCTTGATTTAAATGATGTTGTCCCGCAAGAAGATATGAATGATTTGGAATCATTTGTCGATTCCTATGACCCGAATGAACCCAGTCTAAATGAACCCGATGAAGATTACAGTATTCAGTCAGACCCCACGGGTGGATTGCCTTCTAAAGCATCTTCCAGAAAACGCGGTCGACCCATTAAAGAAGGAAGCGCGACCGATTTGCTACGTCTTGCGAATCAAGCATTACGCGACTTACAACGAAAAGAAGACGATAGACAGATGCGTGAAGAAGGTCGTCGTATTTTAATGGAGCAGATGGAGCAAGATAAAGAAGATGATGTCTCCGAGGACTTGCGAAGTGATGATATGAGTGTACTCACCGACGACGCTACACCAGTGGGTAAAGTCCAGATATTCAAAAGAATCGATAAAAGTACCTTTGAGAGATTGGTAGACGTGATGGGAGCAAAATTATCGGAAGCGATGGACTTACTTGAAAAGGGATATAAAAACTTTAACAAGTTCCGACAACAACGTGTTCTTCGTGCGACCAAAGCGGACGTAGGCGAAGCAGTCAAGACCGCATCGGGAATGTATGGTGGATTTTCCATGGTTCAAGGGTCGCAGTCCAGAATGGGAGGTAGAGTTTATAAAATAGGTGGGTCAACCGACATTTTATATGAACGGGAAGGACTACCCAGATTTCTCTAATCTACCACAGAATCCGTGAAGCGTAGAAACCGCGTGAATTAGGGACTTGGCTATCTTTCTTGTGTCGTTTGTGATAAAGTTCCTTTCGACGTTCCGCTACATCGTAGCCTTCATCTTCCACATACAGAATATAGTCCTTGTACCGTCTGTCTCCAATACTGGTAATGTATTCACCATCTTTCTTGAATACGTCGATTTTATAAGGGTGTTTTGTTGCTGGTTTAATCACGACCCCAAGTTGTCGAGCGTTGAGTTTGTGGTAAGGTCGCAGATGGTACATATAAACTATAAAGATAAAATAAATGGTAATTTTCAAGATTTACATCTTATTATATTCTCATGATATAGAATAAGATGCCGTATGCGATGAGGAAACTACGTGATAAAGACCTTTACAAAGTAATCAACACCGAGACAAAGGAGGTAAAGAGTAGTGGGTCGACCAAGAAGGACGCAAAATCGCAACTACGTCTTTTAAGAGGATTAGAGAAGAAAGGCGGTGCTTTACAAGCGGAACAAATCAAGCAAGTCATTGACAATTCATACAAAGATGGGAAAGACCCAGAAGGATACATGTTAGACCCAGATTTAAGCGACGACCGTGTCAAAGTATACAAAGATATGAATAGCGACCAAGTCATCGTCGCCCATCGTGGTTCAAAAGGTTGGCGTGATTGGTTAGATAATGCTTACTATGGATTCACTGGAGATATTCGCGGTAGTAGTACTTACGCCGATGCGAAGTCGCGCCAACAGAAGGCAGTCGATAAGTATGGTGCGAACAACATTATCGCAGTCGGACACTCGCGCGCGGGTAAATACGTGGAAGAACTCAATAAAGAACAACCCGTTAAAGAAGTCATTACTTACAACAAGGCTATTTCTACTCAAGACGCATTTCAATCGAATCCAGAGAATCAGACAGATATCCGAGCGAGTAATGACCCCGTTAGCGTCTTAACCCCATTCCAATCTTCCAAAAATAAAACAGTAGTTATTCCTAACGATAGTTGGAATCTACTCAAAGCGCATGGTACAAGTGCCTTGTCGAGTCTTGGGAATAAACTCATTGGAAAGGGCTTTAAACAGATGCGAGTCGGGGACATGCGTCGATTTATCAAGTTGTATAAACACGCGAAGTATGGAGAAAAGATGACGGGTGGCGCAAGACTGGGAAAGAAGGAACTTGTCTCGATGATGAAACCCATGATGGAAGATGACGACCTTGATGAAATGGTAGGTGGGTCGGTCTGGACGGACTTCGTGAAAGAGTTCTCGTCGAGACACGGGCTAAAATATGCGTGTTCTCTGTCCAAGTACAAAGAACCTTTGAAGAAAGCATACAAATTAAAAAAAGATGGAAAGGATTGGTATTCTCCACTCAAAGAAACACGTGAAATGTCGGTAGGCATGGAAGGCGGAAACAAGTGGACAGATTTCGTGAAAGATTACGCGAAAAAGTACGACACGACCTATGGGTGTGCGTTGAGTGATATGGGTACGAAGAACGCGTATAAGTTATTTAAAGATGGTCAATCATGGTACTTTCCAAAGACCAAAGAAATGGATACTCAAACTGATTTTGTCGAACCAGAACCCGTGAAAGCGCCAGAAGATATTAAACCTTTGGTAGGTCGTATCGAAGAAAAGTTAGTCAAATTAGAAGAAATGGGTCGAAAGAAGGGAGCAGTTCACTATGACGCAAGAAATATTGTAGGTAGTATATCATTTGTAAATCTAATGAAAAAATACGGAGGTAAGTGTATTGTATCCGGTGTGATAGATTCACGTAATAAAACTCGTGTTGGATTCGAATTAGATAGTCGTTCGGGGTTCAGTACAATTCTATATGATACGAACTATCCCGAATTAGGGAAACAACTAAAAGAATGTGTCGATAGAGGTGTTAAAGTCATATGTATTCCACTCACGATATATCTAAACAAAGCCCAAGACGCACACGCGAATATGATTGTGTATAGACCCTTTCAAAGGTTAGTCGAACGATTTGACCCCCATGGGAGCGTAATAGACGATGACACAAAAGTAAACGATAGTAT